CAAGCGCCGGAAAATCGCGCTTGGCAGGGTATGGCATATCGCCAATCATCTTCTCGGCCTCGTCGTGACATTCCGCCATCCGCACCAATTCGTCAGATGCATCAGGCCAAAGCTGCCGGATCAACGCCCCGCAGCGCTTTTGATGCGCGCTAATTGTGTCGCCAGAATTGCGCAGTTCTGGGCAGGCATTCGCATGCCAGCGGTTTACGTCATGTGTCATTCTGCGGTTTCCTTTTTTGCGGCGACAAGTTCGGCAATCAATTCAGGGATCTGATCTGGCCAAATCCAAAAAACCGGGAAAGTGCCTTCCTCTTCCGCTATGCGAAAATCCTTGCCGCACGTTACGCGGCGCAGTTTTTGGTCAAAGCACATCGCTGTGAAATGCTCACCGCGATACCCATTTTTGTCGCCGTGCTGCGTATTATTGTATTTTGAGTGGCGGGTCAGGCATCTGGATGCGGTACTCACCCATTGCCGATGCGACGAAAATGATTGCCCTTTAAACGGGATGATGTGTGTCATTCTGCGGCCTCGCTGAATAGTGTTCCGACTGATCTTTCGGCATCGCGCAGGTTTTCGTTTGCCTGTTCCGCATATTCAAATTTCAATTCAAAGCCCAAATAGCGCCGCATCATTTTCACAGCCTGAAACCCCGTCGATCCAATGCCGTTGAATGGGTCCATGACGACATCGCCAGGCTTGCTATACAGACGCAAGCACTTCTCAATCGTGTCTAGCTGCAACGGGCATACATGCCGTTCATCCGCCTCGCCCTTGGCCTTGCGATAGCCATTCAGGACTTTTCCTTGATCGATGTTCATCCATACAGGGCTTGCCAGTTTTTGCCATTCGTAAACGTCAAATTCGGCATGTTTCACCAATTCAGCCAAAACAGCATCATCCGGGATATTTCCGCACAGACCTTCGCGGCGCATATGTTCCAGCCACTTGCGCGCGATAGGCAATGCCGCATCAATATCACCCGGCGCAGCATGTTCAATCCGGTCAGGGTTATCGCCATCCTTGCGGAAAAACAGCATATAGTCAGGCATTCCCACGCGGTTCATGGCGCTGTCTTTGCGGATCTGCTTGTACAGCAAACCCAGAGCCTTGGTGCGATGCATTTCAGTAACCGGATCTTTCCAGATCGTCGCGCGGCCATGGTAGATCATGCCAGCGTCAGTGTGAGCCTTGATCAAATCGCCAGAGAAGTCTTGCAGCCCAATCGCCCCATCGCGGCCCTTGCGCATCGGCAGGTCTGTGCAATGAACGCAGATAATGCGACCGGGCTTCATGACCCGCGTCAATGCATCCGCGAAAAACTTGTATTGGTTGATAAATGTCTGGCCTGTTCCTGCGTTGCCAAGATCGCGTTCGCTGTCGGAATAGACGAACAGATCACCGAACGGCGGCGAAAATATCGCCAGATCAATGCTGTTTTCCGGCATGGCGTACATGCCCTCAATGCAATCGCTGTTGTGGATTGCCCATCCATCGCCGTGATATTCAGGTTGCTTCATGTGCAGGGTTCCTCTGTTCTGATCCATTCGGGAAAGGCCAGTTCAATTGGCCGTTCATATTTCACGCGGGTTTCTGATGTCGATTGCGCCTTTCGCATAGCATCAGCCATGCGCCGTTTCATTTCATCGTGCTTCGCGCCCTTGACGTTCACAGCATCCCATATGCTGCGCTCAGTGTCACTAATTACAATGTCATTTCGCACGATTTCTTTCTGTCCAAACCGATACGACCTGCGCACGGCCTGATAGTGCTGCTCATAACTGAAACTGATCGATGCAAAAACAGCATGGGCGCAATGCTGCCAGTTTACCCCAAAACCTGCAATCTTCGGCTTGGTAACAATCACGCGGAAGTCACCATTCGCAAAACCAAACAGCCGCCGCTCTTTTTCGTCAGCATCAAGTGAACCATGGATTTCAACAGCATCCGGAATGATCTTTGCCAGCATCGCGCTTTCGTCATTGGTTTCGCACCATACAGTGACGGGCTTGTCATGGGTTGCCAGTTCGGCAGCGCGTTCGCACCGTTGAACAAGCGTCAGTTTCTTTTCAGCATGAAATGACGTGGCCGACATTTCAGGAATGCGAAACAACATGCCTTGTGTGTCGTGCGACCTGTCAGCCTCAACCTCGTGCATATGGCGATCAATGCCAGGAAGGATATATCCATCATCATCGCCGCCAATATCGCTTGGCATCGTTGCGCAACGGCTCCAGCTTGCAACCCATTGCCAAAAGTCATCTACCGCGTGGCCTTTCAATCGCCAGTCTTGGCTTGCCGTGCTGGTGTCATTGATAAACCACTTGGACAACATTTCTTGCTGACGCATCACGCCCAAGAACTCAGCATGGTTCCCAAGTTCCGTATGGTCGTTCGGGCTTGGGGTTGCCGTTGCTGCAAGCTTGAACGGCGTTTGCGCAAACGCATCCATGAGCATGATGCGGGTCTTGCCAGCAAAGCTTTTCAGGATGCTGCTTTCGTCCAGAACAACAGCGCCAAAGCATGACGGATCAAGTTTCTGCAACCGCTCATAATTCGCGACCATGATGCCGGAACCGACTTGCGACTGGTCGCGGATTTGCCGCGCATCAATGCCAAACTTGCGGCCTTCGGATACCATCTGCCCAGCAACCGCAAGCGGCGTCAGGATCAGTGATGGCTTGCCCGTTTCCTCTGCGCATTGCCGCGCGAATTCCAATTCAATCAGCGACTTCCCGAGGCCAGTGTCAAGGAATGCCGCAGACTTGCCGCGATTGATTGCAAATTCCAAAACCGTTTTTTGGTGCGCCTTGGCGCTTGCGTTTATCAGTGACGGTGAAAAGCCAGACTTTACATCCAGCGTCTTTTTCCGAGCGATGTATTCGCGATATTCAATCAATGACAATGGGGCTTCCTTTCGCCTGATTTCGTGCTATGTTTACGCCATGGCGCGTTAAGGGGTTTCCGCGCCTAACGAGGCGGGCGCGTTGAGATTACTCCGCGCCCGTCTTTTTTTGCATATTGCGGAAAAACTTGCAACAAGAAAGCGCACATCATCGCATTTTCCACAGCCGCAAAATCTCAGCCTCTACCATCGGCCTAATCGGCGCGGGGATTTTGCCAAGCGCATTTCGGCGGGTTCCCTTGTCAGGCATGGCGATCAACTCTTGTGCCGCGTCGAAGATCGGTTTCCGCGCCCATGATCGTATGGCTTCCGGCGCATCGTCCCACGCAATCCTGCCCATGAGTAAAGCCTCCAATTCATCGCTCGGACGCTGGACGCTAGGGGCGCAGTTATAGGGCATTGCGCCAATCCTCAAACGCTTCCCATGCCGCATCGCACCCAAGCGCTACGCAAGCAAACGCACCAGCCTTCGCAGCCGCGCCCAAATATGCCTCCTGCCATTCCTGCCATGCGCTTTGAGTTCTGTCGCGCCGTTTTAACTCGCAAACGAAAGCCACTCGCGCCGGGATCAATATGTCAGCCGCTCCGGGCGTCATGCCTTCCGCCGCATGTTTCGCCACGCTGGAAAACTGCCCACGCGTTTTCAGACCTTCATTGCGGACATGAACAGCAATCGCCCCCCATGTCTCAGGATATTCGCGCCGCAGCCGATTGAAAAAAGATACCTGTTCAATCGCCTCGGTCGGGCATTTGCCGCGAAAGTTCTGGTCGCCATATGCAAGAACGCCTTTCGGCAGGTTATTCAGCCGCATTCAAATGCATCTCCTTTTGCTTGGGTTCCTGATCCGCCGGGGCGTTGTATCCGAATACGTCGAAAAAGCCCGTGTCAGCGTTCTTGCGATAGGTCACAGTCTTAGGCATATCCTCGCCGCCATTCGTGGCATTGTGCCAAAGCGCATATTGCGCCTGACCCTTGCTGTGTGTCGCATCAGGTTGCAGCCATGTCGTAAACTGCCGGAATGGCGTCACCCATTCAATGCGGATCGTCGGATTTCCAGCGCGCGAAACCCCCGGCTTGCATTCCATCCGCACAACTTCATCCGTTTGCTTTTGTGTCGGATCACGCTTTAGCGCCTTGAAATCCGCAATCAGCTTATCATTTGGGTCTATGATTTCGCCTTTGCATTCGCAACAATACCGCGCCGCAATGTCATTCGCAGCCTCACAATGCGGGCATTCCTTGCTAGTCCAGCGATAACCGCAGCGGATGTATTCACCCATGCGCCCGCCTTGAACATAGCCCAAGCAACGCCGCCCCCAATGGCCAGACAGTGGCCCGTATTCCGTCATGACCCGCGCGCCGTACAGATCAAGGCAATATCCAGCCGCGTCTTTTTTGTATTCCAGCAAATCAACCTTGGCGGAAAACTCATTTTCATAGCTGCACTCCGGGCAAACGCACTTCATGCCTCCACCCTCAGCCGCAGCCTTCCCAGCCCTGACCACGGGCGCAAACAGATCACCATCCGGGCAATGGTCGTCCAGATTTGTCGTGTAATCCAATATCAGGCAATCGCTCTTGCCTTCACACAACCGCAGCCCGCGCCCGATGATCTGTTGCAATAGCCCCACGCTTTCCGTTTTGCGCAAAAGAGCTATTACGTCCACATGCGGCGCGTCAAAGCCAGTGGTTAACACCGACACATTCACGAGGTATTTGACAGCCCGCGCCTTGAACGCCTTCAGGATCGCATCCCGCTCTTTCTTGGGCGTATCACCCGTCACAATGCGGGATAGTGCAGGCGGCAAGCTTGCCATGATCTCGCGCGCATGTTGCACGGTTGCGGCAAAGAACATGACGCCTTGGCGGTCGCGCGATTGCGCCACAACATCTGCCACGATTGCGGCAGTCTTGCGCCCGTGCCCGTGATAAGCCTGATCTACCGCCGCCGCGTCAAACTTGCCCATGCTGTTAGCCACAAGAGCGCCCGTGTCATAGCCATCCGCTCCGACACCGCCGATCACGGGCGGCGTGAGATAGCCTAGATCAATCAATTCCCGCGCCTGCACCTTGTACACGCATTTGACGAAATACGGATCGCGCGCCGTGTCGTCGCCGTTGATTGATCCGTCAGGATGCATCCTGAAAATATAGCCTGATCCCATCCGATACGGCGTGGCAGTCATGCCGCAAACCCGCAGATTGGGGTTTGCATCGCGCATCGCGTCAATGATGCTGATAAGCGTAGGCGTTAGGCCGTGGCATTCATCCACAATCACAAGCCCATATTCAGCGCCGAAACGGCTGATCCTGTTTTTGACTGTCAACGGTGATCCGAAAACAACCGGATGCCGCAATTCCTTGCCGCCAGCGCTTGCGGAAAACACCGATGCAGGATTGCCCGTGGCAAGGTATTTCTCGCGGTTTTGCACCACCAGTTCGGCGCTTGGCGCAAGGCACAATATCCGCTTGCCCGTGGCCTCGTTTACCCGGCGCGCAAGATCGGCAATCATTAGCGACTTGCCCGCGCCTGTTGCCGCCTCAATGCAGAACGGCGAAACACTGGTGCGCATGAATTGCCACGCCGCATCAACGGCAGATTGTTGGTATGGGCGAAGGATCATTTCTCTGCCTTTGCCTTGTATGATGCAATCATTGCATACAAGTCTTTTGCACGATCCGTTGCCATGTCAATTGCATCAAGGGTTTCTGCATACTCAATTTTCATTGCCGCCAATTCTGGCGCATCATTCCCGCTTAAAGATATTCTTGTGAGAGCGTCAGGCATTGCAACGGTTCCTGTTTTTGCAAGAATAGCATTTCGTCTCGCAATATCCCTTGCGGATTGGAGCGATACCGCTGGAATAGATCCAAGTCCAAGCTCGCGCCTTTTCCCGTTAACTGTAACCCGGTTCACCCATTGCGCCCCGCCATCCTCACGCTTCACGAGCCAAAGCCCGCCACCGTCGCAGTGCTTCCCGACAGGAAGCTGGTCAAGGTTTATGCCGTCAAGCTTGTTGATTTCACGTTTGCCCATCACTTCACCTGCCAAGAACTGGACGGCTTCCCGCGATATGGCTCCAGATCAGCATTCGGCGCAATGGCCTTTAACGCCTTGGCATAGTTAATCGACCCGGCGCGATCCACTTTTGTCAGATTGCGCCCCGCGAATACCGCGTTTTTATCGCCAGCAATCCGCACCATTTCGGCAATCAATTCGGCCTTGCGCTGTGTCGCCCGGTCAATCGCTTCCAATATCTGGTCATATTCAGCCATGATCCTGTGCGCCTCCGGCGTGTCAATCTCGCCACGCTTTGGGGCCAGATATTCATCCGCGTTGTTTTCCAGTTCGTGCAGATATTCAGCATAGAATTGCCGCAGCTTCGGCAGATTTTCAGCCTGCCAATCCAGATCAACCGAAACCATTTCATGCGCGGTTTGCGTAGGCGACCACTGGTAAAAATGCCAGAAGCTGCGCTGCGTCACCCACAAGCTGAATTGCACCTGCGCATAGTAATGCGGTTGATCCCGCAGTGACTTGAACGGCTTTCCGTCATCCTTGCGCATGGAAAACGGGCATTTAATCTCAAGCCCACCATCTTCACCGATCAATCCGTCCGGGCTGCACCCCGCCCAATCCTCGCGCGTGATAAAGCCGACAGGATTAACGGTAGCGCCCGTCTCCATCTCAAATTCAATCAAGGCCCCGGCTTCATTGTTGTTGCCGTATTCGGTCGCGATGTTGCCAGTAAATTCGCTTTCCGCGCCCATAGCATCGCGCACCATGCGCCGCATTATATCGGCCCGCGTGGCGTAAGGCGCAACGCCCAGGATGCCGCCCACGCTGGACGCTGTAACAAGCCCGCGCCGTGCTGCAAACCATTCCGGGCTTCGCTGTTCAATAGTTGACTGGGGTTCCGTCATCGTCTAGCCTCCAAATCTCATTGTGGTTACTCCCTGAACTGGCCCGCGCAATTCAAACTGCGCGGGCCTTTTTTTTGCTCAGAACGGGATTTCATCGTCCAGATCACGGCTGGCAGGTGCCGATTGCCGCGATTGCTGTTTCGGTGCAGGTGCAGGCTTAACATCAATCCCAGCGGACCTCGGAGCAACAGCCGAAACCCAATTGCCGGAAACCGTGCCGCCCGTGCTGCGGTCATCCATTTCCCATACCATCAGCGTGATAATCA